ATCAGGTGTTTATTAATAACCCTTGCACGCAAACATTTGTGAAGCCACAAGGAGATCTGTTCTCGACTCTGAGTATGGTACACAATAGGTGTTTAGCAGGCGTGTTGGAACCAGAACATGACACCTTGGGTGAGTTTGAGTACACACTCAAAAGGCTCTTGCCAAGCGCTTCACTTGAGATTTTTGATGATGACCAATTGATTTCATATATTAGTTCGCGGCCGTTTAATCAAGCCAAGATAGACTATTATGTTAAACAAATCAGGAAAAAACAAGAATCTGCAATGGTCAGAAGTGTGCAAACAGTTCATGCCAAAAAAAGACGAAAAACTTCCGGTGAAAGAGAAGTTTGAAGATGATGAAGGAAATGTTACAGCAAAAGTTAGACCGATATTTCCGATGAATCCAGCAAGCATAGATTTAATGCGTATTTCCATTTCTATGAAAAATTATATGCAGGGTATTTTCGTGTGGTTAGCTAATGAGAACACCCGATTAACGCCTGCTATATTGTTCCAGAGTTATACGGGGTTGAGCCAACCCTGTTTCACGTTTAAGTATGAAGTGTATCCCAGTAGTGAATCTTTAGACAAGTATGTCAGATTTGCTATTCACACACTCGGAACTCACGTCATAGCCATGGGTGACGACAGTTTAATCTGCGTTAATAACGTCACCAATGAGGAGCCTATTTGGATAGCGGCAGATCTTAAATCTGCTGATCGATCAGAGGGTAAACATCATCAAGACAATGTTATATTGTGGATGAAAAAGTTAGGCATCCCGGACGATCTTTGCAAAATTCATGACGAATTTTGTTCTACTAAATATGAGGTTAATCATGATAACCAAAACCCTTTATTCAAGATAGAAATCGATGAATACAGGTCATGGACTAAGACCGGAAACCCCCTTACCAGTATCCAAAATGTGCTGGCCAATCTATATACCACATTACGTGCTGCAGACGACTGTTATAACGGACGAGGTTATTTTCCCTCAAACCAGGAATACAAGGACCGTTTTATTAGACGCGCGCGCGAGTATGGTTTAAATGTGGTGTTAGAACCAAGCACTAGGTTGAACCAGCTGTCATTTTTGGGAGGTTTCTTTTGTGATGTTTCAGGATCCGACACTCCAACTTGGACTCGTTTGAATCACACCAAGGCAATGTTTTTTAAGCCGTTAACCGAACAGATTTACGGACAGGAAAACCCTGATTTGAAACATATTTTCGCAATCACTTCAGATCCCACTCTTAGAGCAGACCCCGTGGGAAGGGCTTTTGCTTCTCTGAGAGATAAGGCAAAGAGTGCATTGGAATATGCAGAACGCTTTGGTGGAGACAAATTTGACCCGGCCGACATTATGCGCAGATACAAGCAGCATTTGGGTGCATGGGACATTGACAGGTTAGAGATGATGACGAATGACTCCATACGTGAAATAGGCGATGATGCTTACTTCGACGGAATATACACCTTCGCGGTAGCGAGGTTGTCCTTAGAAGAGGCACAGATGGCAGTGATAGGACCTCGAGAGTTGATAGACGAGATTTACACATTGGGTCTAGCAATTTTCAATCCTACAGTCTCAACCAGTGCTAGGTTGGAGGCCTGGAACAAATTAAGATTTGGATAATTTGGCGATTGTGAGGGTAATGGACCGACCCAAGGTGAGAGGACGTGACATCCGAACCCCCAAGTTCACCCTGTCCGGTTTATGATAAAATAGATATCGATATGAAGAAACAAATAGACAAAGACGCAAAGAAAGAAGCAAAGAAAGAAATCCGTAACGAATTAGACAAACAAGGAGTGATTAAGACCAATCCTATTCCGAAAGTGCCACGCAACCTAAGGGGTAATCTGACAGTAAAAACTACTCGAAACGAAATGTCCCTGATGGAACGCAACATTTCGGCCTTAAAAGCTAGAATGAAAGCAGGAGATTGCCTTCCTCCTGACGCAGCCAGGTATCTGAAGCTTTTGGACAATCCATTCACAGCAGAATGGGGCGGCGATAATGAAACACCAGTACGCTGTCCTGTTTATCCAACCACTGTTCCGCCAACTGGAACAGCTGTGATGAGATGTTTTGGGACCAACGATTTTACCGTTGCCGCTGGAAATAGAGCATGGGTCTCTTATCCAGTTGGAGCCTCTCAAATGGTTCAAGCTGATGATCCACATTCTAGTGGCATGGCGTTACCAAATTTCGAGGTGCCATATTCTAACTGGTCCATGGTTAGGAATTCGGACACACCAACGTACACGAAATGGACTTTCGGAGCCCCTTTTGATGGTAACTTTGATGGCCAAGGAGCAGCTGGGTACGTGTACCAATCACCATCAGTTGAGGATGCACCAACCTGTGATGCATTCACCACCCGGTTGCTGGGCTCAGGCGCAACACCATCAACATCAGGACCCGCCATTATGACATGGGCTAACACAGAGAAGATGGGAGATATGAAACGTG